TATCCCACCTAAACCATTTGATAACTGGACACTGAATGAAAACAGTTGCTTATGGGAAGCTCCTGTAGCATATCCAGATGATGGACAAATGTACACTTGGAATGAAGAAACAACAAGTTGGGATTTAATAACACAATAATATGGCACTAACTAAAGTAACAGCAGCAGTATTAGAACCAACAGCTGTAACAGATAACATTTCAAACGGATCTATTGATTCAGCTAAGATTGCTGATGATGCAATTGTATCAGCTAAGATTGCTGATGGTGCAGTTGCTGCAGCTAAGATTGCTGATGATGCAATATCATATGCTAAACTTAGCAGTGAATTTACAACTATTTCTGCAATGAGCACTGATGATGTAGATTTTTCTTCAGCTCAAGTGTTTACCAAAACATTAGCAGCTAATACTACTTTAACATATTCAAATGTATCTACAGGCATGGTTAAAGACTTAGTAATTACAGGAAACTTTACTTTAACACTGCCAGCTTCTACAAAAATAATAGCAGGAGAATATGATGGCGCAGTTAGCAATCTTATTCAAATAGTATCAACTAATGGTGCAACTGAACAGTGGGCATCAATATCACAAGAAGCAGTATGATAGCAATAGATTTAAACGGAACAATAAAAACATTTTCAAAATTACCAAAAGTTTGGAGTGATGAAAATGGAACACACTTAAATATTACAAATGGAGAGGCATTTGGTTTCTATTCTGTTGTAGTGCCTACTCTTGATTCAAGAATAGAGGAATTAAGTCCAATCTATTTTTCTAATAACATATTTACCTATGATGTTATTGAAGTGCCAATTAAAGAAACTTTAGCTGAATTAAAGGAAGCAAAAGTTGCTGAACTAAAACTTATGGTTGGTAGAAAACTATCAGAAACTGATTGGTACATTATTAGAGAAGCTGATACAGGAGTAGTAACATCACAAGATATAAAAAATGCAAGAGAAGCATTAAGAACACAAAGCAATACAATAGAAGCAGAGATAAACGCTTTAAGCACTAAAAAAGCAGTTGTATTGTTTGACATAAACATTTAAGATATGTCTGTAAATAAAAGAGTTATTTCAACTGGTGGTCCAAGTGGTTTTCAAAATGTAACTGGATTATCTCGTGTTGTTACTACTGGTATGGGTGTTGGAACCATAACTGCTATGGATTATTCAATAACAAGTAACCCATCTGCTGGATTAAAAATTTATGGAACAGGCGGCTCGACAATAACAAGATATTCTTGGACAGGTTCTAATTTTTCAAGTAATGGTCAAAGTGTATCAGCAAGTGGAAATACTAATGGCTTAGGAGTAAATCCCAATAATGGAAATATTTATTGGTATTTTGCCTCTTCAACTTGGCCTTACCCTACTGGTCTTCAACAATCGTATGATAGTTATGGTGCAGGTTCTTTTTCAGCAGCAAGTACATCTTCAATAGGAGCTTTTGGTTATGGTGGAGGTGTTAATGTTGATGTAGGTGGGGGATATAAATATTATATGGCTAATGGAGGAACTATTTTTTATATAGATTGGTCAACAGGCACAATAACAACTTTAAGGACAGGCGCATATACATCAACTACCACGCCTTATGGTACGCTTGTTTTTGATGGGGAACATTTTTGGGTTATTTGGGTATCATCCTCTTCAGGTAACCCAATATGGAGCATAAAAAAATTTAACACAAATGGTTCAGATGCTGGATTAGAACAAGTATTAGGTGGGTATGGTGGTTATCAAGGAAGTTTTTATCCTGGCGGGGGTTGGTTTGATTCAAGTAACAATATAATTTATATCAAAGGACTAGACTTTGGAAATATTGAAAGAATACAATTAAGTTAAAATGGAAAATTTGAAGACAAAATAACATAAATGGCACAAACTAAAATAAAAGCTGGATTATTTGAAGGCATAATTGGAAATGGCACTGATGGATATTTTTTAATGTCCAACGGAGATGGTACTATGACCTGGTCTTCTATTATTACTAATCCTACTATTACTAGTATAGCTTATCCAGGCTCAGTTACAGCGGCAGATCCAGCTGGAGGCGAAACTATTACAGTAACTGGTACAGGTTTTAACGCGGGTGCTACAGTAACTGTTGGCGGCACTACTGCGCCTGCAGTATCTTATATATCTGGAACACAAATAACATTTACAACACCAGCTAAAGCTGCGGGTGATTATGATATTGTAGTTACAAATCCAGATACAGGTTCGGCTACTTATATCAATGGTATTTCTTATAACGGCATCCCTACTTGGACAACCGCAGCAGGTAGCTTAGGTACATTTGCTTCAAATACAACTATATCTACTATAACCCTGCAGGCTACAGAGCCTGATGCAGGTACAATTACTTTTAGCATTACTAACGGGGCATTGCCAACGGGGTTATCACTTACAGGCGCTAATATTGATGGCACTACAAGCTTAGAAACCGCAGATACACTATATACGTTTACCGTAACTGCTACAGATGATGAAAGCCAAGCTACACCTAGAATTTTTACTATAACTGTTGAAAAAGCAGTAATAAATACAGATAATTTTGATATTATAACTTATACGGGTAATAATACAACTCGAAGTTTTACGTCATTTGATTTTCAACCCGATTTTGTTTGGTTTAAAGAAAGATCCCCTGAAGGATTTTCACATGATCTATATGACAGTGTTAGAGGGGTATATCAATCAATTACCACTACAGCTACTTCCGCGGAAGCCACTGCTACGAATGGACTCCAATCATTTAATACAAATGGCTTTACAGTTGGTAATAAAAATCAAGTTAATAGCATTTCGCCTAGAGCCTATGTTGCCTGGGTTTGGAAAGCGGGAGGAACAGCCGCTAGCAATACAGACGGTAGTATTACGTCATCTGTTTCCGCTAATCAAGCCGCAGGATTTAGTATTGTAGGATATACCGGCACTGGAAATGCGTCTGCAACTGTAGGTCACGGGCTTTCCGCGAAACCCGAGCTTGTTATTGTTAAAGGAAGATCTTGGGCTAGTTCTTGGGCAACCCATTTTGAGATTGGTTCAAATTATTATTGGGGATACCTTGATAACGCAGCAAGAACAACAAATTCAGGGTCACAAGTTGCTCCAATTAGTAATACTACATTTACTACAGCTCATATTGGCACAAATAATAGCGGTCAAACTTTTATAGCCTATTGCTTCCATTCAGTACCTGGTTACCAAAAAATAGGCACGTACACTGGGACAGGAACAAACTTAAATACAATTAATGTAGGTTTTCAACCAAGATTTGTATTATTTAAAAGAACTGATTCAACAGGGGATTGGAGGATGTTTGATTCAATACGCGGAACAGATAAGTCACTGAGAGCAAATTCTAATGGAACAGAATACGATGACACACAAAATTATGTTGACTTTACTTCTAGTGGTTTTGAATTTAACAGAACAGTATCCCAAGCAAATCCTGATATAAACGCAAGTGGAGGAACGTACGTTTATTTAGCAATAGCATAAACAATGGAAAAAAAGAAATTTAAAGATACCGGCGTTGGTAAATTTTTATTAGACAAAATTCCTAACGTTGTTGGTGCAATCGCGGGAGACACTCCTGTGGGCTCTGTAATACAAGCTATAATTGGCGGATCTGATATGTCAGATGCTGACAAAGAAATAGCACTTGAAAAATTAAAAATGGAGCGTGCTGAAATAGATGGCACAACAAAAAGATGGGTAGCGGATGCTAGATCGGGTTCATGGCTTGCTTCTAATGTTCGTCCTCTAATATTAGTATTTTTAACAGTAAGCTATGTAGCCGGATGGTATATGGGTTACCCTTTAGATTCTATAACTGGACTTTTAACGATTGTGATTGGAGGATATTTCGGATCTCGAGGTGTAGAAAAAGTATTTGGAAACAACAAACATAAATAAAAATGACCGATCTAAAAATATACGGTATTAACATTGCGGCATTAGTAACAAGCTCGCCAATGGTTTCGGGTATAAACCCGATGTTACAAACAATAGTTTTATTATTAACAATAGGGTACACCTGTATAAATATTTATCAAAAGCTTAAAAAATGAAATATTTTACTGAATCTGAATTTAATGAGTTTGAAAAAATGGATCCTAAACTTCTTGAAAAGCTAGATCAGCTAAGAGAAGCATATGGATACCCAATTAAATTAACATCTACTTATAGATCTCCTGATCATCCAATTGAAGCTAAAAAATCAAAACCAGGTGAGCATGCTTATGGTGCGGCTGTTGATATTGCTTGTGTGGGAGGAGAAGCAACCTTTAAATTAGTAAAAGCAGCTATTGAAGTTGGATTTACTAGAATAGGTATAAGTAGAAAAAATAACTTTGTCCATGTAGGTATTGGGTACGATGGTGCTCCACCTATTACAATATGGACGTATTAGAATGGGAAACACAGCATCAAAGAAATATTATACAAAGAATAGAAAAACGATACTAGCAAAGCGTAAAGCTAGAAATCCCGGCTACTATTCTGTGTATTATTTACCAGAAGAAAATTATTGTGGAGTTACCAAGATGGATCCAGAATATAGAATGTCTCAGCATAAATGTAATGGAAAGAATATTGAAGATTGGAGAATATTATTCTGCAGTGAAGATCAAGCAGAGGCGTATTACCATGAAGCAATGTTGCATTCTGTTTTAGGGATGCAAGGACTTCTTAAAAACAATAAATAGAATTAAATGAAACTTATACGAAAAATAAGCATTGGCACAGATTATAAAAATGAAGCAATGCATTACTCTGTGGGTCAGGAAGTTTATGGAGGACATAAAATATGTGATATACTAGAGGATAACGGAGGGTATAAAATTTATATTACAAAAAACGAAGAGGTATTGCCGTGGAAGTTTTTTAATTCAAACATGGCTGTATCAATAGAATACAATTTAGATTATTAAATGAAATCACTTTTTAATTATATTATATCTACTGAATCAAGGTACAACAATAAAATAAATGTTGACCAAAAAGAATTAATACTTAATACAGAAATTAGCGAACGTGACTATATGTTTGTTAATAGAATAGGTGTTGTTGTTAATGAGCCTGCGTATGGAGTAACTTCAAAGACCCCTAAAAAAGGAGATACTGTAATTGTTCATCATAATGTTTTTAGAAGGTGGTTTGATGTTCGTGGAAATGAAAAAAATAGTGGTAGCTTTTTAAAAGAAAATCAATATTTTGTAGCCCCCGATCAAATATTTGCTTTTAAAAGAAATGATAAATGGCATTGTCCAGATGATTATTGTTTTGTTAAACCACTAACTAATAAAGATAAATGGGACTCTGAAACTGAACAAAAATTAAAAGGTGAGCTTGTGTATAGCAACAGTGAATTAAGTTCATTAGGGCTTTCTATTGGAGACGTGGTGGGGTTTACACCTGACTCAGAATATGAATTTGAAATAGAAGGTGATAAATTATATAGAATTTTATCTAATCAAGTTACAATAAATTATGGACAGGAGAAAACGAGTAATTGAAGCGGCCGAAAAAGCTTTAGTAGAACTTGAAAAAGTTATCAAACAGAATATAGATTTAGGTGAATTAGATCCAGAAAAAGCAAAAACAGCAGCTCAAGCAAAATGGGTAGCAATTGAAGACTCTTTAAAAATAATTGAAAAAATTGAAGAGCTAACAGAAAAAAAATCAGAAAGCAAAAAATCAGAAGCTTTTATGGGTGTTGAAAATAGAGTTAAATAATGTATAAACAAACTTTATATAAAATACACACAGAGCACTTATCTGATAAAAAGATAAAGAATCATAATAAACATAAAAAGTTTAAATATGGTTATAATGAAGATTTAGATTGTGTAATTATAAGCAAAGATGGCACGCTGGGTGATATATATGAAATTCAAGGTCTAAAGGTAGGAATACCTAAAACTCCAAATAAAATAGATGGTGAAGACCTTAAAAAAGAAGATCAAGTATTTAAGCAAGTCTCCAAGCCCGCATCATTAAATAAAATAAGAAACTTAATTGATTTTAAAGAATATGCGGAAGATATTAAAGAGCAGTACTATACTTATATTGAAAATGAGTTTAATCATCGTGCTAATGGTTACTGGTTCATGTGCAACAATGAGCCTTGTTACATTACAGGATCGCACTATATATACCTCAACTGGACGAAAATTGACGTTGGAGCACCTGATTTTAGACAAGCCAACAGAATCTTTTATTACTTCTGGGAGGCTTGCAAGGCAGATAGAAGATCTTACGGAATGTGCTACCTTAAGAATAGACGGTCTGGGTTTAGCTTTATGGCATCCTCAGAAACTGTTAACTTGGCAACAATATCCAAAGACTCCAGGTTTGGAATCTTATCTAAGACTGGTGCAGATGCAAAAAAGATGTTCACAGATAAGGTGGTACCAATATCCATTAATTACCCGTTCTTTTTCAAACCAATACAGGACGGAATGGAAAGACCAAAGACAGAATTATCCTACAAGATCCCGTCAAGAAGACTCACGAGAAATTCAATCAAGGAGGGTTATAATAAGGAGGAACATGGGCAGGGTCTCGACACAACAATCGACTGGAAGAACACGGGGGACAACTCGTACGACGGGGAGAAACTCCAACTTCTTGTCCACGACGAATCGGGTAAATGGGAACGGCCGGACAATATACTCAACAACTGGAGGGTTACAAAAACGTGTCTTAGACTTGGAGCAAAAATAGTTGGCAAGTGCATGATGGGTTCAACATCTAATGCAATTGAAAAAGGTGGTGATAATTTTAAAAAATTATATTATAATTCAGATGTTACAAATAGAAACCGCAATGGCCAGACTGCAAGTGGATTATATTCTTTGTTCATACCTATGGAATGGGGATACGAAGGGTTTATTGACAAATTCGGGTATCCTGTCTTCGAAACTCCATCAGAACCGGTTGAAGGAATTGATGGCGAACAAATTTTTAATGGAGTCATCGATCATTGGAACAACGAGGTTGACGGTTTAAAAAACGACAGTGATGCTCTTAATGAATATTATAGGCAATTTCCAAGATCCGAAAAGCACGCTTTTAGAGATGAAACTATAAATTCTTTATTTAATCTAACTAAAATATACGAGCAAATAGATTATAATGAAGAAATGACTTTAAAAGGTTATGTAACTAGAGGTTCTTTTTCTTGGAAAAACGGAATAAAAGACACTGAGGTTGTATGGTCGCCAAATAAAACAGGAAGATTTAATTTATCTTGGATACCTCCTGTATCTTTACAAAACAATATAATTATAAAAAATGGTATTAAATTTCCTGGTAATGATGGTCTCGGGGCCTTTGGGTGTGATAGCTATGACATCAGCGGTACTGTTGGCGGTGGTGGGTCTAACGGTGCTCTTCATGGATTAACCACTTGGAGCATGGTAAGTGATGTACCTAATAGTAAATTTTTTTTAGAATATATTGCTAGACCTCAAACTGCAGAAATATTTTTTGAAGATGTTTTAATGGCGTGTGTATTTTATGGAATGCCAATATTAGCAGAAAATAATAAACCTAGATTATTATATCATTTAAAACGTAGGGGTTATAGAGGATTTTCTATGAATCGTCCTGATAAAACAAAAATTAAATTATCTAAAACAGAATTAGAGTTGGGTGGTATACCTAATTCATCTGAAGACATTAGACAAGCACATGCTGCAGCAATTGAAACATATATAGAATCCCACGTGGGCAATCTAGGTGAGTCTCACGGTAATATGTATTTTCAAAGAACCTTAGAAGACTGGGCTAGATTTGATATTTCAAAAAGAACAGCGCATGATGCTTCTATTAGCAGCGGACTTGCTATAATGGCTTGTCAAAAACATTTATACCGACCCGTCGGTGAAAGAAAAACAAAAAAACTTGATTTTGGATTTTCTAAATATACAAATTCAGGATTAAGAAGTCAGATAATAAAATAAATATGGCAAAAAATAAAGGACAAATAACACAGTTTCCGAGTCAAGCCGTCTCAGATGCAGTTAAAAAATCTAAGGATTATGGTTTATCTGTAGCTAGAGCAATTGAGCAAGACTGGTTTAACAAGGATAACGGGTCCGGAAGGTATTACCAAACACGTGATGAATATCACAGGTTGAGATTATACGCCAGAGGAGAACAGTCAATAAGAAAGTATAAAGATGAATTTGCTATTAATGGTGATCTTTCTTATTTAAATCTTGATTGGAAACCAGTTCCTATTGTTCCTAAGTTTGTAGATATTGTTGTTAATGGAATGCAAGATAGGCTTTTTAGTATTAAAGCTTTTGCTCAAGATCCTATATCTACAGGTAAAAGAACAAAGTTTGTTAATAACATTCAAAGAGATTTAGCTGCAAAAAAAATATTAGCAGATATAGAAGCTGAATTAGGTGTCAATGCTCGTAATGTACCTGAAGAAGAGCTTCCTGCAAATACGGAAGAGCTAGAGCTTTTTATGCAATTAAACTACAAGCAAGGTATTGAAATTGCTCAAGAGCAGGCTATAAATAACGTTTTTCTTTCAAATAAATATGACGAAATTAAAAGCAGAATTGATTACGATCTAGCTGTTATAGGTATTGGATGCGCTAAGCATTCTTTTAACAATACAGATGGTATTAAGCTTGATTATGTAGATCCTGCTAATTTAGTGTGGTCATATACAGAAGATCCTAATTTCGCTGATTGTTATTATTTTGGTGAAGTAAAAAAAATAAAATTAAACGAATTAAAAAAGCAATTTCCATCTTTAACAGATGAAAAAATTGCAGAGTATACAAAAAAGGGTTCAAATTGGACAGACTATAATAATATAGGTAATACTAATGATAATGTTATAGATGACAATAACGTAGTTACAGTATTATATTTTAACTGGAAAACTTGGGAAAATAATGTATACAAAATAAAAGAAACATCTACAGGTGCTGAAAAAGCAATACCTAAGGATGATTCTTTTGATCCACCTAAAGATAAAAGAACTAGATTTCAAAAGGTTGCGCAAGCAAGAGAAGTAATATACGAAGGAGCTTTTATTTTAGGTACTACAGAATTATTAAAGTGGGAAAAGGCAACTAACATGATTCGACCATTATCTAATACAAATAAGGTAATGATGAATTATATCGCAAGTGCGCCAAGACTTTACAAAGGAAATATCAATTCCTTAGTATCTAAAATGGCGCCTTATGCGGATTTAATACAGCTAACACATTTAAAATTACAGCAAGCAATACAAAGAATGACCCCATCTGGTGTTTATTTAGACGCTGATGGTTTAGCTGAAATTGATTTAGGGAATGGTACAAGTTACAACCCACAAGAAGCGTTAAACATGTACTTCCAAACCGGATCTATAATCGGGCGGTCTCAAACTGTAGACGGTGAAATGAATCCTGGCAAAGTACCTATTCAAGAACTACCTGGTGGAGGCGGTGGTCAAATACAGGTTTTAATAGGAGCATATAATCAGTACATACAAATGATGCGTGATGTTACTGGTTTAAATGAAGCAAGAGACGGATCTGATCCTGATCCAAAAGCTTTAGTAGGTGTTCAAAAACTAGCAGCTGCAAATAGTAATACAGCTACAAGACATATACTAACGAGTAGCATGTTTATTACAACTTCTTTAGCAGAAGCAATTTCTTTGAGATTTAAAGATGTATTAGAATTTCACCCGTCAAAAGAAGCTTTTATAACTGCGCTAGGTAGATTTACGGTTGGTTCTTTAGAAGAGCTAAAAGACTTGCATATGCATGATTTTGGTATATTCTTAGAATTAGAACCTGATCAAGAAGAAAAACAAATGCTAGAGGCTAATATACAAACAGCACTAGCACAAAAAAGTATATTTTTAGAAGATGCTATTGATATAAGAGAAATTAATAATACAAAATTAGCTAATCAGCTTTTAAAATTTAGAAGAATTAAAAAGCAACAGGTTGACCAAGCTCAAGCTCAAGCTGCTAGTGCAGCTCAAGCAGAGGCTCAAGGTCAAGCACAAATTGTTGTTGAACAAGCAAAAGCGCAAGCAGAACAAATTAAAACAGAATCTAAAATTCAAGTTTCTACAGCTGAAAATGAGCTTTCTATTAAAAAGATGGAAGTTGAGGCAAGAACAAAAAGAGAACTTATGCAATATGAGTTTGATTTAAATGTTAGATTAAAACAATTGGAGTTGCAAGCGCAAAAAGAGCTTGTTGAAAAGCAAAGTGAAACTCAAAAAGAAATAGCTAATACAAAAATTAGTGCGTCCAAAATAACTGGACCGCCTGATACAGGCAAACCAAAAAAGTCCTTTGAGTCTAAAGGCAATGATGTTTTAGGGGGTTTTGATTTATCAAGATTTGAACCTAGATAAAACTATTTAAATTATTTTATTATATACAATTATGGAAGAACAAGTTAAAGTTAATGTTGTAGAAGACAATACCCCTCCTGCAACACCACAAGAAAAAGAAGCTGCTGTTTTAGAACAGGCTATTGAAGAGGGTTCTGTTGATGAATCGTATGGTCTTCAAGACGACGGCGTTTACAAAGTAAATTTAGATAAACCACCAACACCTAAAGAAGATGCCATTCAAGAGCAAGAAACAGAGAGCGTATCTGTGGGCGATGGAGCCGAAGATAGCCCGGAAGTGGACGAACAAGTACGGGAGCAAGATACAAAAGAAGAAAACGAAGAAGAAGAAGTAATTGATGATTCACCATTGCAATTAGTAAATGATGAACCACAAGAAGAAGAAAAACAAGAA